ATTAGTCGTCGCGCTCGACGACGCCCGTGATAACGAAAACATCGGCTGATGGCGTGATCCAGTAAGCCGCACCGCCAGGGTGCGATCCTGGCCCCTGAATTATCAGCGCATCATCTGAGAACGGCAGGAACCGATCAGACGGCGGCCGGATCGTTTTAATCCAGCAATCCCCAAAGCGGCCGGGGGAAACGGTGGCGCTCTCCATATTCCACTCGCTGCCGAATGGCGCGCGAAGGAAGGCTTCAGCAGCGGCAAGCGAGGGGAGGGCGACGATCTGCGCATTTTCAGAAATGCGCTCGCCGTCGAAGTCATGGGTTGCGTAAAACATGGCTCTCTCCTTTGTTTCAAGTTCACCAGGCGGCCCAAAGGGCCGCGACGACGGCGCCAGCGGCGAACGCAAGGGCGGCGTCGCTGGCGATGAACGGGGCGAGGGTTTCAAACATCGGCGCACTCGTCCTCGTCCTGGTCCAGCTCGTAGGCGTCTATCAGGTGCTGCGCGATCTCGCGCCAGTTCACGTCAGACAGAAACGCCATCGCGTAAGAGAAGATTAGCGACATGCCGCCATCCTTGCCGGAAACTTGGCCCTCCAGCGCCTCTTGGACGTATTCTTTCAAGGCGTCCGCCATGTCGTGCCGATCCATGCGGCTCCAGCCCATTTCGCGCGGATCGAGGCCGTCAATCATTTCGAGATTAACGCGCCAGGTGGCGTAGTTCGTCCAGCCGTTGTGAGTGTTGTCAGTCATGTTTAAGTTTCCCATCTTGTAAAGGTTAAGCATCTGCTATGCGGGGGATAGGGGCGCCAAACAGGCAGTTTGACGCCCCTAATTGGATTAAGCGGCAGCGGCGTCCGGAGCCGCATCAGCGGCGCAGGGCGACGCGGCCGGCGCAGGGGCGTCATACCAGGCAGGCGGCGCCGAAAGCGGCCCAGCGGCGTCCGCAGGCGCGCGGCAGGGCATCAGCACGCCAAAGCCGCGCAGGCCGTCGTCAGTCTCCGGGACGCCTAGGAAATCGACGACGGCCGGGGATGGTCCGTTGTGATGGATTTGGAGCACCTGCGGCTTGCTGCCCGTCAGCAGCTCCTTCATTTTGCCAAACGCAGCGACGTAAGCGGGGTTGAAATGCGCCAGCTTGCCGGCGTCGTCGCCGGGGGTGAACGCGCCGCGTACAACGGCGCGGGCGTTAGGATAGGTTCCGTCCACGGCATCGGCGACGATGGAGAGGCCGTCGTAGGAAAGCGTCAGCTTTGCAGGGTTCACGCTGGTGTCGATTGTGAGCATGGCATAATCAGGCGCGCGCTTGCCGATCTTCAGCTTGTCGATCAGGTGGAGCGGCACGATAACGGCAGGCGCCTGCGGGGCGTTCCAGTCGTCAGTGTGGAGCGAATGGTTAAGCACGGCAAGGCGGTGGCCGTCCGTCGCCGTCAGGGTGACGCCAGCGGCCGACCCTTCAACAAAGACGCCCTTCAGGTAATAGCGCGTTTCTTCGCTCGAGGCGCACATTGCGGAAGCCTTGAGGGCGCGGGCGTTTATGGTCACGTTGTAAATCGTCATGTCTTACACTCCAGCTTGCGCCCTATGTTTTGGGCGTGATTTATTAGGGCGTGTCGCCCCAGCATTGTCAACTGAAAAAAACAGTGCTAATGAAAAAAGGCGTAACGGGTAGCGTAACGGGTAGCGTATCGGGTAGCGTCTCAACGTATCGGCGCTTTTTTTTCTGGGCGTAACGTATCGTCTCACCCCCTATAGGGTGAGACGCGGACGCCCAAAGCGGACGCTAAAAAGGCGGACGATGTTGCTAAGCTTGGTTCCGCGAAAAGCGGTAAAAAAGCGGGGTTGGTTCATTAGGGCTTTGCGCCCTATAGTTCGGGAAAGGGTAGAGCATGGCGAAGGTGGGGAAGGCTAAGGCGCGCGCTGGGGACGATAGCCCGGCCGCGACGCAATACGTACCTGATGATCAGTGGCGCGAGATCATGGAGGCGCTCGCGCCGCTAGACCGGCTCGCTCGAGTGATCGAAACGAAATGGGGCGCGGGACGGCTCACGTCTTTAGTGGACCCGGAGCTTGCGGCGCGTTTCGGACGCGCTCAAGATAAGCTTAACGATGCAATCCGGGTGAACGATCCAACGGACATTGCGCGCCGGGTCGGGGTCGTTATGCGAGGATGGAAGGCGCTCGACGCGGCGGCAATGGAGGTTGGCGCGGATAAGGTTCCGCCTAGGACGATTGGTTACGAGCACGCGGGACGCCCGTGGCTTATCGTCCTTGATCCAGTGGACGCTGGAATAGCGTCGCGCGGGGTTTCAGGCGGCGCGCAGGTTGTGACGCTCGCGGAGCTGTTGGAGGCGTATAAGATTGTCTCAGGACGGATTGCAGGCGTGCTTGAGGCGTTCCCGGGCGCGCAGATACGGGCGCCTAGCGGCGCCCGTCTTGACGATCCTTTACCGTTCTGAGGGCGTGAGGGGCGCGCTCAAGGCGTCGCGATATAGGCGAAGATGAGCGCGCCCCAGAAAGCGAGGAAACCGGCGGCGGCGATTGTTTCTTGAATGAGCGTGCGCATTAGGCGGCGCTCCGGTCGTCAATGTTGCCGCTTAGCTTGCGCGTGGCTTCCCATGCGTTGCAGGCCGCGCGGTGCGCTTCATAGGCGAGGCGCAGCAATGATCCGTCCTCGCCACGGCCGCGCGCGTCATAGCGCGCGTCGCCGGCCTGGCGGCCGAAGTGGATTTGCAGCAGGCGGGTCCAGGTCTGATCTGCGGCATGGGCGGCGAGCAGGGCGGTTTGATAGGCGTGAAGGTTAGCGGTCATCTGATTTGCTCCGGGCTAAGGGATGGGCGGCCGGCTTGCGCCGGCCGTTGTTATTCTGAATAGTTTATGAACATCACCGTGCAGAGCCCGTACGGCCGAAATTCCACCATGTCACCGTGATCATAAACTTTTCCACGAACACCAGTCAGGCCAATCTTCGCCTTAGCCTTTTTCATCAGTTCTCTTTTAAAAGTCTTATTCGCGCGAATGTAATTTGTTCCACCATTGTACCCGTACTGCGTCAATTCTGGCATAGATACAGTTTCGCGCTTAACCCACGAATAGTTAGCTTCGCCGCAAAATGTGTCTGTATATTCGACGGTATATGTATTGGTCATTTTGCGCTCCATGATTGCGCCGCGTTCCGGCGTGCTTTCTATATAGGGCGCATTGCCCTAGTTTGTCAATCAAGAAAAGCGCGGGAGATTGATTTTTTTTTCGGGCTGGTTCAATTTTCTGAACATGCAGGTGCAAGAAATAGATAAAGACGATGGAACGGCGCTGCGCGATAGCCGCGGGCGATTGCTTCCAGGCTCACCGGCGCTCAACCCGCGCGCCGGTCAGGACCGCAAGATATTCGCGCTCAAGCGCAAGCTCGACGGTCTGACCGAACGCGCCATTGCGCGGCTCGGCCGTCTCGTCGAAAGCGAAAACGAAGCCGTGGCGATGTCCGCCGTGCGCGAAGTGCTTGACCGAAACTTGGGGAAGGCCAAGGCGACGCTTCAAGTTGATGTGACGCAAACCCACGTCCTGCACTTGCAAGCCCTTGAAGAAATCGCGGAACGCAAGCGCAATCAGCTACTTGCGTCGCAAACGATTGACGCGGTTGCGGTGCAGCATGACGAGGAAGCAGGTTCCATAATACCAGTTATGCGAAATGCAGCGCAGCATAACGAGAGCGAGGCCGTAGACCCCCCCGTACCCCCCTCCCCCCCTGGGGCGGCTGCTGTAGCACCACCCGCTCCCCATACAGAAGAAAAATAGACCTTATGGCCGCGCCAAAGCAAACCTTCATCAACTTCATCGACCTCTACGGCGACGACCCCGTAGGCTTCGTGCGGGACGTGTTGAAGGCAGAGCCGCAGCCGTGGCAGGAGGACTTCCTACGCGCTGTCGCCAGGGGCGAGCGTCGCATCAGCGTGCGTGCTGGTCACGGCGTCGGTAAGTCCACGGCTTGTTCTTGGGCGCTAATTTGGCACATGATCTGTCGCTATCCACAGAAAGGTGTGGTGACGGCTCCCACGGCTGCGCAGTTGTTCGACGCGCTGTTCTCGGAGCTGAAGTCGTGGATCAACAAGCTCCCCCCGGTGCTGCGCGATAGCTTTGATGTCTTTTCTGACAAAATAGCTTTTAAAGCCGCGCCAGAGTCTAGCTTCATCTCGGCCCGTACTTCGAGCAGCGAGCGGCCGGAGGCGCTTGCTGGCGTGCATAGCGAGCATGTGCTTCTGGTCGTGGACGAGGCTTCTGCGGTGCCGGAGGCTGTGTTTGAGGCTGCTGCTGGCTCGATGTCGGGTCACTCTGCGACGACGATCTTGATCTCGAACCCCACCCGCAACAGCGGGTTGTTTTTTAAGACCCATCACCAACTAGCGTCTGATTGGTATCGGATGCACGTATCGTGTCTGAACAATCCGCTGGTGAACTCAGACTTCGTTGACCAGATACGAGCTACCTATGGTGACGGAAGCAACGCTTTTAGGATTCGCGTTCTTGGCGAGTTTGCTCTTGCTGACGACGATACTCTTATACCTGCTGAACTTGTGGACGCTGCGGTAACGCGAGACCTGACGATCAGCAACGACGAGCCGATGATTTACGGCGTGGACGTTGCGCGCTTTGGCACTGACCGGACTGCTCTGTGCAAGCGGCGTGGGAACGTCGTTGTCGAGATCAAGAGCTGGGGCGGCCTTGACCTGATGCAGACGGTTGGCGCTGTGATTAACGAGGCGAAGTTAGACGGCCCTGAAGAGATATGCGTAGACACGATTGGCTTGGGATCGGGTGTCGCTGATCGGTTGCGTGAGCAGGGATATAACGTGCGCGATGTTAACGTGGCTGAATCCTCGGCTATGAACCCGAACGCCAACAAGCTGCGTGATGAGCTTTGGATGGCGGTGAAGGATTGGTTGGGGACGCGGGCTGTGAAGCTGCCGCGTGAGGAGGCGCTGCGGCAGGAGCTGGTTGCGCCGCGCTATAGCTTTACGTCTTCTGGCAAACTTGTGGTAGAGTCGAAGGACAGTTTGCGCAAGCGTGGGATGCGGTCGCCTGACTTGGCTGACTCTTTGTGTTTGACGTTTGCATCGACGGCTGCGGGCGTAGGCGGGCGGGCGTTTTCTTGGAAGCCTGGTAAGCCTTTGACGCGCGGTATTCGGGGGATTGTGTAGTGGCAGGTCTGCTGAGTAGTGCCTGGGATGAATACCTACCGCCTGATCTTGATGAGAAGGCGTTTGGTGATTTGTCGCGCAATATGCAGTACCAGCCTCTGAACTGGGACAGGCTTATTAAGGCTGGCGCTATTCGTATTACACAACCGGGCAGCGGGACAGGACCAGAGCCAACGATTACGCCTGACCCAGAATTGTGGTCTTTGGTTAGCTTGCAAAATGACAGGGCAAAAAACTCGTACACGACCAAATGGCCTGATAAACCTGAGTCCGTTGAGACGGCCTTAAAAACATTAAGTGGCGCTGACAATATGCTTTATGACGGTAAATACCGTCAGATACTGTGGTCTGCAAAGCAGTTGGGCTTGTCTCCGCAGGAAGTTTTCATGAAGAAGCGCCGCGAAGAAGGCGGCCTTCTTGGAGGTGGTTGATGGCTAAAACGCCTGCATGGCAGCGTGCTGAAGGCAAAAATCCCAAAGGCGGCCTGAACGCCAAAGGCCGCGCGTCTGCGAAGGCTGAGGGCATGAACCTTAAAGCCCCTGTAAAGGCTGGCGACAATCCTCGTCGTGCGTCATTCTTGGCTCGCATGGGCAACATGCCGGGGCCGGAGCGCGATGAAAAAGGAAAGCCGACACGTTTACTTCTATCGTTGCAAGCGTGGGGTGCCAGTTCTAAAGCGGATGCCAAGGCCAAGGCCAAAGCTATCTCCGCGCGAAATAAGGGAAAGGGCGGCAAGTGAAGAAGCCTGTCTGGAAAACAAAAGACCCGACGAAGGGCGACAAGAAGCTGACGCCGAAGCAGAAGGCGTCTGCGAAGGCGATGGCGAAGTCAGCCGGTCGTCCTTATCCTAATTTAGTCGATAACATGCGCGCGGCGCGTAAGGCGAAAGGGAAGTAACGATGAGCAGCTATCTTGCGAATGGCCGCACTTGGGGCGATGCCGTTGCGATCACCAAATCTGACACGGAAACCAACGCCTACTCCGGCATCTATGTCGGCGGCACGGGCGCTGTGACCGTTGTGACTGAGGACGGCACGAACGTCACGTTCAGCGCGGTTCCGGTTGGAACGATCCTTCCGATCCGCACGCAGAAGGTGATGGCGGCTACGACGGCGACCCTTCTCGTCGGCTTCAAGTAAGGAATTATCATGGACGAGGACATGATGGAGGGCGAGGAGGGCATGTCGTGTCCTGTCGCCACGCAAGACCTGACGATCAACCTTCAAAATCGCGGCAAGGCGATTGATAAGGCTGATTATGGTCCGATGAACCCTGACGAGCCCAATGAGCAGTATTGGCGTCGTATGGCCGCGCGTTGGGACGTGCCGGCTGAAGAGGCCAAGACGATGCGCTGCGGCAACTGCGCGGCGTTCAACCAGACGTCGAAGATGCTGACCTGCATTGAAGAGGGACTGGCTGACGACCGCATGGAAGACGCGATGGAGGTCGTCGAGGCTGGCGATCTTGGCTTCTGCGAAATCTTTGACTTCAAGTGCGCGGCAAAGCGGACGTGTTCTGCTTGGATCGTCGGCGGTCCTATCAAGGACGAGGGCGCTGAGGAAGAAGAGTACGAAGAAGAGGGCGAGTACGAAGAAGGGGAAGAGGATGAAGCTGAGTATATGCGTCCCAACGCGCGACGCGGTTAATACGAGCTTCGCACATTCCCTTGCGTTGCTGACGGCGCGTTTCTACGGGAACGCGCCGGCTGGCACGACGTTCAATCTCAACTTTCGCAACGGGACGCTGATTGCTGACCAGCGGTGCAAGTTGGTTGAGATGTCGCTTCAGCAGGGTGCTGACTGGATTTTGTTCCTTGATAGCGACATGACGTTCCCACCTTATCTGTTTGAGAAGCTGGCTGAGCATGACAAGGACATTGTTGCCTGCAACTACGCTACGCGGCGGTTGCCGGTTAAGACTGTGGCTTTCAGCGAGTTTGGGAGCCTAAAGAATGTTTATTCTTTGGGTAAGACAGGTTTGGAAGAAGTTGACGCTGTGGGCATGGGCGCGATGCTCATCCGGGCTGATGTCTTCAGGCGGCTTCCGTATCCGTGGTTCCAGATACATTATCTGCCGTCCGCAAGAATGTGGGCTGGCGAGGATATGTTCTTCTGCCATCTGGCGAAGGAGCACGGTTATAAGATTTGGGTCGATCACGATCTGTCGCGAGAGATTGGGCATGAGGGATCGCTCGTCTTCCGGCACGAACACACAGAAGATGAGATGAGGAAGGCTGATGACGTGCTTGCAGACGCAACCCGTCGCATTGAGGAGGCTGCGGAATGAAGAAGACTGCGGGTCAGAAGAAGATCGCTAAGGTCATGGGCGAATACAAGCGCGGCACGTTGCACGCTGGTATTAACCCGAAGGGTCCGGCTAAAGCTCCGATGGCAAAGTCGCGCAAGCAGGCGATTGCTATTGCGTTGTCCGAGGCTGGCATGAGCAAGAAAAAGAAAAAATGAACCACTTTTACCGGGACATAGCAGGGTGGTTTAACTTTGAAGGGCCGTACCGTCAGGCGGTTGAGGAGGCGACTGACGGTGCGGTCTTTGTTGAGTTGGGCTGCTGGAAGGGCCGGTCGTCGGCGTTTCTAGCCGTTGAGGTTCTCAACTCCGGCAAGGAGATTGAACTGCATTTTGTCGATCATTGGGGTGGGTCTAACGAGCCTGAGCACAAGGCTGACCCCGATCTGGAGCGCATTTACGAAGTGTTCAAGCAGAACATTGAGAGCGTTTCTGGGGTGGACGTGATGATCCACCGGATGCGGACGGTTGAGGCTGCTGATCTGTTTGAGGACAGGTCCGTTGATTTTATCTGGGTCGATGCTGGTCACGAGTACGAAGACGTGATCTCCGACTTGCGCGCCTGGTGGCCGAAGCTTGCCGTTGGCGGGGTCATGGGCGGTGACGATCTGCCTATGGATGGTGTAAAAAGGGCGGTGAAAGAGTTTTTCCCCAGTCACGAAGTTGGCTCAGAGAACGGCTGGCAGTGGTGGCGGGTTAGGAAGAGGGATTGAGAATGGCTAATCAGGGCATCACCCCCGGTCGATATAACCCCGATCTCATCCCCATTTCGGCGGATGGCGTTGAGGACAGCGCCTATAACACAGAAACCGGCTATCTGACTCCGTACAACGTGCCGATGGACGATGAGCAGTTCCGCTACATCGTCTTCCAGGCTCTTGAGGACAGCCAGACCTACATCGACAGCTACCTCGCGCCAGAGCGCGAGGCGGCTATGTCGTATTATCTGGCAGAGCCGTTTGGGAACGAGGAAAAAGGCCGCTCTCAGGTCATTATGACTGAGGTGCGCGACACCGTTCTGGCGATGCTGCCGTCGCTTCTGCGCATTTTCACGGGCGGCGACAAGATTTTGGAGTTTGTGCCTAAGAACGCCGAGGACGTCGAGGCGGCTGAGCAGGCGACAGACCTGATTAACTACATTTTTATGCAGGAAAACAGCGGCTTCCGCATCCTGCACGACGCCATGAAGGACGCTCTGATCCTGAAAACGGGCATCCTGACGTGGTACAAGCTTGATGACGAAAGCGTCCAGTATTTCTCCTATTCCGGCCTGACGGCGCCGGAGGCGGCACTGATTACGGACGACAAAGACGTCACCGTTGATGAGTATTTCGAGGAAACTGACCTCGTGACCGGCGAGCAGATGATCTCGCTGAAGATCAGGAAGGTGACTCGGACCCCCCGTTACATCGTTGAGTGCGTGCCTCCTGAGCAGTTCCTCATCGACAACGAGGCTGAGACGATCCAGGACGCCATCTACGTGGCCCGTCGCCGTTTGATGACGATTTCCGACCTTGTGGCGATGGGTTACGACCGCACGATCATCGAGGAAAACGCCGGCACGGGCGGTTTCGAGATGAACAACGAAGTGATCGTCAGAAACCCGGCCGATCAGTCGTTTTTCGGCATCACGTCGGCGACCGACGAGACGACGGACAAGGTTTTCTACTGCGAAAGCTACATCCGCGTGGACAAGGACGGCGACGGCATCGCCGAACTGCATAAAGTCTGCACGGTTGGTAATGGCGCCTACATTCTGCACGATGAAGTCGTCCAGTCTGCGCCGTTTTCCATTCTTGAGCCCGATCCGACGCCCCATACGATCTTCGGCAAGTCGATTGCCGATCAGACGATGGATTTGCAGCTCATTAAGTCGTCTATCATGCGCAATACGCTTGATAGTCTGTCTCAGGCGATCCATCCGCGCACGGTTGTTGTCGAGGGACAGGTCAACATTGATGACGTAATGAACGTCGAGACTGGCGCGATCATCCGCGCGCGTGCTCCCGGCATGGTTCAGCCTCTTGCTGAGCCGTTTGTGGGCCAGCAGGCTCTTGGCGTGATGGCGTACCTTGATGAAGTTAAGACCCAGCGCACGGGCATCTCCCGCACGTCGCAGGGGCTTGATGCAGACGTGTTGCAGTCCACGACGCGGGCGGCGGTGCAGGCGCAGCTTTCGGCTTCTCAGGACCGCATCGAGATGATTGCGCGCTTGTTCGCTGACGGCCTGAAGCGGTGCTTCCAAGGTATGCTTCAGCTCATCATCCAGCACCAGGACAAGGCGAAGATCATCCGTCTGCGCAACAAGTTCGTGCCTGTCGATCCCCGTGGCTGGGATGCGTCGATGGACATGGTTGTGAATATCGCTCTCGGCCGTGGCTCTGACGAAATGCGGCTTATGGGCCTTGGTTCCATAATGCAGTTCCAGCAGGCGGCGATTGAGAAATATGGCCCGAACAACCCGCTGGTTGATCTTGCCCAGTTCCGCAACACGCTGGCCCAGATGACGACGCTTCAGGGCTTCCAAGATGCGTCTCAGTTCTGGAAAGAGATCAATCCGGCTGAAGTTCAGGCGTTTATGCAGCAGATGGCCGCCGCTCAGCAGCAGCAGCCTGATCCTGCTCAAATGCTGGCGCAGGTCGAGGCTGAGAAGATCAAGGCCGACATTATCATCAACGCCGCGAAGCAGGAGCTGGAGCGTCAGAAGGCGGCTGCCGACGCTGACCTCCAGCGCGACAAGCTCTTTGTCGATGCGATGCTTCAGGCGACTGAGATACAGGCCAAGTACAACACGCAGGTCGATATGGCGACAATCCGCGCCGAAGTTGACCGCCAGCGGACTGAAATCCAGCAGATGTTCAAGACAGCTCAGGCGTTTGCGCCCCAGCAGCAAGGGCCGGTGATGTAATGGCGACTTTTGAGCAGGAAGAACTTTATCGGGAGGCGCATGCTTTTGCGCGATCCGAGTCAATGAAGGAAGTCTTTCGCCGGCTTGAAGAAAGGATGATCTACACCTGGAAGGCGTCTGCTCCTGACGCTTCTCAGGCTAGGGATGACGCATACCTGATGGTACGCGCCATAGCCGAACTCAGAAACGAGCTAACCGCCCTTGCGGCGGAGCCGACTGTTGATCGGTTTAACCGACGCTTGAAGAGCGTCTAGCTTAGGAGTATTTATATGGCTACAGCCGAACAATCGCAGCCCAGCGAACTCGGCCTTGCAGAAGCCGCTGATCGCTTCGCCGCTTTGATGGACGCTCCTGGAGCGCAACCGGACCCGGTGAAGAAACCAGAGGCTAATGCCGAAGTCGAAGAGACAGAGGCAGCGGCGGAAGAAGTCGATGAGACTTCTTTGGAGGACGATGAGGCGCCCCTTGAGGGCTCGTCTGAAGAAGAAGCGACGGATGCCGTCGAGGCTACCGATGGTGAACAGGAGGAGCTTTCTGAGGATACGCTAGTCACCGTCAAGATTGACGGCAAGACGACGCAAATCCCGCTGAAAGAGGCCGTCGCTGGTTATCAAAGGACCGCCGATTATTCGCGTAAAACGGCCGAATTGGCCGCTGAACGGAAGGCGATATCTGCTGAAAGGGAGCAGTCCAGCCAACTGATCAGTCAGCTTTACCAAGAGGCGACCAAGTACGCCTTGCAGGAACCTGACTGGGATGAGCTGCACCGCAACGACCCGATCAACTATCCCCGCATCCGCGACAAGTTCGTCGAGGAGCAACAGAAGCAGCAGCTTTTGTTTGCTCAAGCGCAAGCAGAATACGCACGCTTAGACGAGCTAAAGAAGCAGGAGGCGGCAGAGCACCGCAAGTTCCTTCTTGAGAAGGGTAGAGAATACCTTCACGAGAAAGTGCCTGCGTGGAAAGATGAAAAGGTTTGGTCTGAAGCAAGAGCTAAGATGATCGAATACGGCCAGAAGATCGGCTATTCGGAACATGAGCTTTCTATTGCTGACGATCCACGCGCGATCATCGCTCTGGACAAGGCTCGCAAGTATGACGCCCTTATGGCGAAAAGGCTCCAGCCTCAGAAACAAGCTGGTCCTAAGCCGATTAAGGGTGGTAGTGCCGCGAAGTCTCCGCAGCAATCGACTGACATTACGCGAATGAAACAGCGTCTCAAATCGTCTGGTCACGTCAACGACGCGGCCGCACTTTTTGGTCTTTTAGACTCTCGGAGAAGATAACATGCCTAGCGTTAGCAAAGTCACCACCTACGACGCCCCGAACCCGATTCGGGAAGACCTTTCGAACATCATCTACGACATCTCGCCCACGGATACGCCGTTCATGTCGAACATCGGCCGTGACAGCGCGTCGAACACCTACTTCGAGTGGCAGACGGACGCTCTTGCTTCCGCCAGCACCACGAACGCGGTGATCGAAGGCGCCGATGCCGGCGATGCCGACTTTACGGCTACCGTTCGCGTTGCCAACTACACGCAGATTTCCCGCAAGGTTATCTCCGTGTCCGGCACCGACGACGCCGTGAACAACGCTGGTATGCGCACCCAGATGGCGTATCAGCAGGCCAAGGCGGCCAAGGAGCTGAAGCGCGATATGGAAGCTATCCTCACCAGCAACCAGGCTGGCGTGGCTGGCAACTCCACCTCGACGGCTCGTAAGACGGCTGGTCTGCCGACCTGGCTCATCACGAACTCGCAGGCGAACGGCGCGACCGTTTCCTCGATGTCGGGTGCTTCCGGCAACGGCTATCCCTCGACCGCCTGGACGGGTCTCTCGACCTCGACGGACGTGGCTCTGACCGAGACGATGCTCAAGACCGCCATCCAGCAGGTCTGGACGGAAGGTGGCGACCCGTCGATCTTCATGGTCAACGCCTACAACAAGACCGTCGCGTCTGCGTTCTCTGGCCTTGCCCAGCAGCGCATCAACTACACCTCCGCCACCCCGATGAAGATCATTGCGACGGCGGATGTGTACCTCGGCGACTTCGGCGAGGTGTCCATCGTTCCGAACCGTTTCCAGCCCGGAAACTTCGCCTTCGTGCTGGACCCCGAGTACGCTTCCGTGTCGTACCTCCGTCCCTTCCGCACGTTCGACATCGCCAAGACCGGCGACTCGGACAAGAAGGAAATGGTGGTCGAGTACGGCCTGCGCATCAAGAGCGAGAAGGCTCACGCCGTTATCGCCAACCTCATCGCTTCGTGATGAGAGATGGGAGGGGGAAACCCCTCCCATTTTCCTTGGGGAGTAAAGATGGCCGAAGATTTTGCCCCTGCGTCGTTCCTCTTGTCCTACGACGGTCTGACTGGAACTATGCAGAAGATGCACGTCACCACGGATAATAAGATTGTCCTGGAGACGACTACTAACATTGACGAGATTGCCGAGCGTAACCGTCAGGCTATGAATGACGTTAGCCGGACTGAGAAGCTCCCGGATGGCATGGTTCGTGTCGCCAGCCTGCCCATGCAAGTCCTTATAGACTTGAGACAAAAGGGTATCCTTGGTGATAGAATGGCCTTCAGAAAGTGGCTTCAGTCTGAAGAGGCTCGTCCGTTTAGGACGCACTGGGTAACGAGCTAATGGCGACGATCACCAATTACTCGACGCTGAAGTCCACCATCGCGGACTATCTGAACCGCGCTGACCTGACTTCTCAGATCGAGACGTTCATCCAGTTTGCGGAAGCCGACCTGAACACCAGGCTGCGGTGCCGCGAGCAGATCGTGCGCGCAGAGGCTACGTCGTCCGCTGAGTATGTCCAGCTTCCGGCAGACTGGCTTGAGGCCATCAACCTGCACATCGTAGGCGGCCAGCAGCCGCTTCGGTATGTGACGCTGGACGAGGCCGACATCATCAACAAAGAGCAGATTTACACTGCTCCTCACTTCTACTCGCTGATGAACGGGGCAATCGAGATCATCCCGGAGCCAGCGGACGACATCGACATCGAAATGATCTATTACGCCAAAATCCCGGCGCTCACCGATGTCAATACGACCAACTGGCTGCTGACCAAGGCTCCTGACGTTTACCTCTACGGCGCACTGACGCACGCTGCTCCGTTTCTCATGGATGACCAGCGCATTGCTGTCTTCGCCCAGATTTATCTTGCCCGCGTTCAGGCGTTGCAGGATGAAAGCCAGAAATCACTGCATAGCGGTTCCCCGCTGATCGCACGTACCCGGAGGGCTTACTAATGGCCGGTTTGACCAACTACGCTGAAGACCTTGTTCTCGATTGGCTGTTCACGACCGGCTCGGCGACACGCCCGACCTCGTGGTATGTCGGCCTCTATACTGTGGCTCCCAGCGAGGCTGGCGGCGGCACTGAGGTGTCTGGCGGCTCCTATGCTCGCGTCTCGGCCACGTTCACTGTCTCCGGCACCGCGCCGACGACGGCTTCCAATTCCGTGGCTGTTGAGTTTGCTGAAGCAACCGGCAACTGGGGGACAATCGTTGCGGCTGGCATCTTCGACGCCTCGACCTCTGGCAACCTGATTGCCTTTGCGAGCCTTACGACCTCGAAGTCAATAGACACTGGTGACGTTCTGCGCTTCAACATTGGCGCTCTGGACATCACGCTTGACTAATGGCCTACCTCGGGCGGCCTTACGGTGAGTATGACTACGGCGATGGCGTCTTCGGGGCGTCATTCGTCATTAACGTCGATCCGTATCCGGGCCGCTCGTATGGTGGCAACGACTATGGCGTTTGGGACTATGGCGACAGTCTAAGCCTAGACCAGATCGCCATTACGTCTGACATGACGGCTGCTGGGCAGAAGATCGTCTTCGCCGAAGCAGAGGCTATGTCAACGACCAGCGGCGCGGCGGCTGCGGCTAACACCGAGCTGGCTGCGGCTGTCATCGAGATCACGTCTGGCGCGGCTGCTGACGCCACTCGTGTCCGTGATGTCTCTGCCACAGCTCTCTGCACGTCTGACATGTCTGCGGTGGCGGATAAGGACATCAACGCCACGGCTGCCGGGGCAAGCACGTCTGACGCTCACGCTGACGGTTATGCCGTTATTCTTGGCGATGCTATTGGCACGTCCGAAAGCGACGGCCAGTTCACGCCTACCCGCGACCTGTATCTGACGCTCACCATCGCCTGCACCTCGGACGCAACCGCTGCTGGAAATGCGACCTATTCTGCGGTAGAACTGATAACAGTTCAGAGTGATATGTCGGCCTCGGCGGGTCTGAATGTTTTCTCGTCCGCCACGGTAACGATCACCTCCGACATGACGGCGAACGGTCGGTATCTGTGGGAGAAGGAGATAGTGGCGGGGGAAAGCTGGACCAATCAGTCCTCAACCGCTGCGACATGGACACCGCAATCAGTTTCGCCCGAAGTTTGGACAATTCAGTAGGAGGCTTAAGTGGCCGATTCATATACCACTAACCTGAACCTCACGAAGCCAGAAGTTGGCGCATCGCGTGATACGTGGGGCGGCAAGCTCAACACCGACCTCGATACGCTTGATGCTCTGTTCAATGCAGCGGGCAACGGCACGTCTGTGGGCATGAATATCGGTGCAGGCAAGACGCTGACGATTGGCGGCACGATTACGCTGAATGGTACGTTTAACGGTTCTGCGGCTGTCGGCGTGGCTAACGGCGGCACGGGCGCAACCTCGCTGACGGCTAACAACGTAATCCTTGGCAACGGCACGTCGGCTGTGCAGGTCGTTGCGCCGGGTACGAACGGAAACGTCCTGACCTCGAACGGCACGACGTGGGTTTCCTCTACGCCTGCTGCTGGGTTTAGTGCGGCGGCGGACAACACGTTCACCGGCATACAGACGTTCACCGGCAGCACGTCGAAGATCGCGATGATCCCGACGAACATTGCGGAGCCTGCTACCGTTTCTGCAACGGCTGCGACTGGAACCATCAACTACGATGTCACGACGCAGAGCGTCCTGTATTACACGTCAAACGCCTCGGCCAACTGGACCGTCAACTTCCGTGGCTCGTCTGGCACGTCGCTGAACACGCTGATGTCTACGGGTCAGATGATTACGGTTGCCTTCCTTGTGACGCAGGGCGCCACTGCCTATTACAACTCTGCGGTGCAGGTCGATGGTTCGTCTGTGACGCCGAAGTGGCAGGGTGGCACGGCACCGGCTGCTGGCAATGCGTCCTCGATTGACGTGTACACCTACACCATCGTGAAGACTGGCTCGGCTGCGTTTACCGTGTTCGCGTCTCAGACCAAGTTCGCCTGATAGGGGTTGAAGAATGACGACTGTTGTTACGCGAGGCGCTGCTTCCGCACAGGCACTTGGCTATGCCGCGCGTTCTACCGCCGCCAACTACATTGAAGACGTGTTCTCGACGTATTTGTATACGGGAACTAATGCTTCTCAAACCATCACCAATGGGATTGATCTTTCCACAAAGGGTGGGATGGTTTGGACAAAAACTAGAAGTGCAGCAAACAGCAATACGGTCTGGGACACTGCTCGTGGAGCAAAAAATCTTTTAATCACAAATCAGACTGCTGCA